TATTACCGGCGACGGCAAGCCGGTGGTGGGCGCTACGGCACGCGCCGAGCTGCGGGATACCGAGCCGGTGGTGGGAGGCAAGCTGCTCAGCCGAGCCAGCGTGATGAGCGAGCCATCAGATGCGGTGGGAGTGTTCCGCATGCTGCTGCCCTACAACAAGGCGTATCGGGTGTTTTTTGACGACGACAGGCAGTGGCGCGACGTGACAGTACCGGCGGCGCCGACGCTGAATCTGGGCACGCTGCCCGCGTGGTAGGCGTGGGTCACAGCGAAGGAGACGGGGCTGTGGGTGTTTCAGTGGTAGGATCCCAGACAGTTTTGATTGATGGTATCGAAGAACGCGTCGGTGCCGCAATTCAACTTTTACGTGACTTCGAGCCGCCGGATGGAGAATACTACCTGCTGTACAGTGGTGGAAAGGACAGCGATTGTATTCTGCAACTTGCAAAGGAAGCAGGTGTTCGTTTCAGAGCCTATCACAATTTGACGACCATCGACCCTCCGGAGGTAGTGCAGCATGTGAAGGCCCACCCGGAGGTAACGATCCTGCGGCCGGAACGTGGATTCTTTGCTGTCGCGTTGGGAAGCGGCTTCCCGACGCGGAAAGCTCGGTGGTGTTGTGAGTACTACAAGGAACGAAGGAGTCCTCCTGGAAGCGTCTTGATAATGGGGGTGCGGGCTGAGGAGTCTGCAAGGCGCGCGAAGTTGTGGAGTCCGGTGAAGGCGAACTGGAGAGATGGCTCTCGGGTGATCTGTCCTATTGTCTACTGGACTACAAACCAAGTATGGGAGTTCCTGCACGACCGACACGTTCCCTACTGCTCGCTCTACGATGAAGGTTTCGAGCGCCTTGGATGTATCGGCTGTCCGATGGGGAGGCGTCAACAGAGGTTGGCACAGTTTAAACGTTGGCCTCGCTACGAGAAGGCGTGGAAACGACTCTTTAAAGTTCTGTGGGAGAAGAGGAGTGGAAATCTACAACGTGATGGTCGAGTATGGTTTGGGGATCGTTACTTTAATTCGTGGGAAGAGATGTGGGAGTGGTGGTTGAACGACGAGCCACTGCCTGGAGATGAATGTCAGGGATCCGTTGATATGTTTTCGTGAGGAGGCAGTTGGTGAGTTGCGATAAACGAGCTATCATCTACGACGTAGAGATTATCCGTGTTTTAGGGATGTGTCCTCGCATGGTGTTTCTTTCGTAGTCTCAGGCAGATACACTTCTGATAGTTCTGAAGGGAGGGATCCTCATGGCGCTGTGTTCTCGAAGGAAGCTGGCCGTAATGGCCGGCGTGCTTGTCTGCTCGTCAGTTGCGGCGCTTGGCGCGGTGCGCTTCACCACTGGCGAGTACGTATTCAAAGGTCCGGTAGCGGCGGGCGCCAGGCGGTGTCTCGTGCAGTTGGGAGCAACGGCGATCTCCGGCGGTTCGTCTAACGGAACTTACCTGGGCGCCAATGCTCCATCTACCTTCTCCGGCAACCTGGTTGACCTGCAGAAGAATGGAACCTCTCAGTTCAAGGTGACAGGTTCCGGGGTGGTCACGACCACCGGGGCCATTACGGCACCTACTCTCCACAGCACGACGGCGACACTGAACGGTGATGGAGCGGTCGGAGCGCCCGCCTACTCGTTCTCCAAGGACACGAACACTGGGATCTACCGGATTGGGAACGATCAGGTAGGCATAGGTACGAACGGCGCGTTGATGTTGAAGGTAGACACTGGAGGGGTCACCTCAAGTGGGTGGGTGGCGGCGGGCGGCGACAAGGTAGTTTTGCAGGCTACGGGGATCACGATGGATCCCACGGCCTCGCTGAAGTTGCCGTCGAATCCCCCAGCCGCCGCGAACTCCGCGGGCTCGACTGGACAAATTGCCTGGGATGAGAACTCCATCTACATCTGCACTACCGGCGGAGTCGAAGGTGAGGCAGTCTGGAAGAAAGTTGCCATCGCAACCTGGCAGTAGTTTTATGAGGGGCGGGGCCCGACCCGCCCCCTGGAGTTTCGATGGGCAGAATCTACATTGCTCTCGATCCGGCGCTGCGGACTGGAGTAGCGTACCGGACAGGAGAGCTGAGTGCATTTGTTTGGGATTGTCGCGGGAAGAAGGGTGCGGAGTACGGGGTGCGTTACCAACTCTTCGCGCGCTACCTGCGTGGCCTCTTGAAAAGTGTCGATCCGGACGGGGTGGTTTACGAGCAGGCCCCTATCGCAAGGGGGTACGATGCCCAACGCAATTCGTATGGCTTCGAGGCGGTGCTGAACCTGGTCTGCCAGGAATACGGCGTTCCCTGTTTCCCGGTGCACGCACGTACCTTGAAGAAGTGGGCGACGGGCAACGGCAACGCTACGAAGGAGGAGATGATCCGTGCGGCGGTAGAGCGATTCGGCTACCGGCCGGCCTGCGAACCGGACGATAACGAGGCGGATGCGGTATGCCTGCTGGCTTATGCTGAGAATGAATGCGAGGTAATCGGTCGTGACTGACACTCCAAAGCGGGTTACGCAGAATTGTCCACCGCGCAGCCCGGGGCGGGGGAACAATCCGGATTTAACCGATGCAATGATTCACATGCGGTTAGAGGGGAAGTCCTACAGAGAGATCGGGGAACATTTTGGGTGTTCGGTGCGAAACGTTTTTAAACGCATCTCCAGACGCCTCAAGACGATCCGAGTAGAGGAGGCAGAACAGCTTATAAGGATTGAGGAGAGTCGTCTTGACGAGATGTTCAACGCGGTTTACCCGGATGCTCTTTCAGGAAACCTCAGGGCCGTGAAGGCTTGCTTATCGATCATGGAGCGTCGTGCCGCGTTGCGCGGGCTTGACGCGCCGAAGCGCGTAGAGACAAAGGAGGAGATCCGTCGCATTGCGACTGTAGAGATCAAGGTTCCTAAGGTTAGCGGGTCTTCTCCGGTTGCGCTCATCGAGGGTGAAGAGGCGACGGAGGAGGCCGAGTTCGTGGAAGTGGATAACGATGAGTAGCCCCGAAGTCACATTCCAGGAACGAGCGGACGCCCAGCCGCAGTTGTGGCGTATTCGCGGTGACGGTGTGCTGGAGGTAAACTTCCACGAGGGCCAGGCGCGAGTCTGGAATAGTGACAGACGTTTCGTGATCATGTGCGCTGGAAGCCAGAGCGGCAAGACCTCATTCGGCCCGATCTGGCTATGGCGAGAGATGCAACGGTGCGGCCCGGGAGACTACATCTGCGCGACTCCTTCTTTCCCGCTCCTAGAAAAGAAGATGCTTCCATCGTTCAGGGAGTGGTTCGAGGACATCCTGGCTCTTGGGGATTGGATGGAAGGCCGCAAGGAGTTTGTTTTCAACGACTTCGGCACAAAGACCCTCTTCGGCGAAGGAGCAACCAAGCGAACGCGCGTGATGTTTGGGTCCGCGACGAATGCTTCCTCGTTGGAGTCCGCGACCGCGCTCGCCGCGTGGTTGGATGAGCTGGGCCAGCCGGAGTTCGGTGAAGATTCCTGGGATGCTATCCGGCGCCGCGTCTCGCTCTACCGAGGGCGTATTCTGGGCACAACGACCCCCTACAGCTCCACCGGATGGTTCGTGCGTCGTCTTTACGAGCCGTGGAAGCGTGGCAGCAAGGACATCGACTTCATCCAGTTTGAGTCAACCGCTAACCCGAACTTTACTCAGGAGGAGTTCGATTCGATCCGCCGAGAGATGCAGCCCTGGAAGTTCGATCTCTTCTTCCGGGGGCAGTTATCGAAGCCGGCGGCGCTCATCTATAACGACTACCTGCCGGTTCCGCGAGAAGAGGGAGGGCACTTAGTAGAACCGATGCATCCGCCGTGGACCTGGGGGGTGACCCTCGGGATCGACTTTGGCGCGGTGAACACCGCTGTCGTGTGGATTGCCGAGGATCCCCATTCGGGGGATCTGTATGTCTTCAAAGCAGCGATGCTGGGTCGTAAGTCAACCGTGGACTACGCCGCGGCGGTGCGTTCGGAAAGCAAGAATCTGAACGTGATTGGGGCTTACGGGGGCGCTCCCGGGGAATCGCAGCAGAGAGCGGACTGGGCGGACGCCCGACTCGACGTGATGAAGCCGGCAGTTTCCGATGTCGAGAGCGGGATTGACCGCGTGGTATCTCTGCTTCTTACCAAGAGAATATTCTTTTGTAGCGATCTGCCGGAGGACTTCTTTACCGAGTTGACTACCTACAGTCGCAAGGTGGATGATAGCGGGGTTCCGGTGGAGGAGATACACAACAAGAACGCATTCCACTACATGGATGCGTTGCGGTACGGAGTGATTGGCGCTCTCAATCCGACGAGCCTCGTGCCGGCGGAGGAGGAGTTAGCTCAGTACTTCGGTTTCGCGCAGCGGGGATGGCGGGGCTAATGGGAACCTGGTCGAGGATTCATGGGGCGCTGACAGCCGGCGTGAGGAGCTTCTGGTCCGCGTACAACAATGTGCGCGACCAGCAGCCGATCAACTTCTCTGTCCGCCAGGACCTCTACGAGAAGCGTTGGCAGTGGTACAACAATACCGCTTTCAAAGACCTCGAAGCGTGGCGTAGCGAGAAGTCCGAGATCGGACTTTACCGCTTCCACCGTTCGATCTACAACCCGACCTACCGGTTGGTGGAGTTCTACGTTACTTCCATCTATCCCGGTGTCCTGACCACGGATGCGCGGCGGATTCCGGACGGCACGCCGGTAGCGATCCCGCTTGCTCTTGATACGCCACAAAGTATTCGTGATTCTCTCGGGGTGATTTGGGAGTGGAGTAACTGGCAGGACAACAAGAGCGTCTTTCTACGCTACGCGGCCGCGACAGGAGACGTGCTCGTCAAGATCGTGGACGATCTAGCGCACCGGAAGGTTTACGCGCAGGTGATCTGGCCTGGGCTCGTCAAGAGCCTGGAGCTGGACCACGCCGGCAACGTGAAGAGCTACGAGTTGGAGTACAACACGGTCCTGCCGGGCGACCCGGATCAGCGGTTGCACAAGTACAACGAGATCGTGACCGGAGACACCGTGCGGTATACGCTCGACGATAAGCCACACGATCCGTACGGATACGGAGCTGAGCACGAGAATCCCTACGGTTTCGTGCCGGCGGTGTGGTGGCGGTTTGTGAACCTCGGTGGCACCTACGGCGCCCCTGCGATCTGGGCAACACAAACAAAGATTGGCATATTGAACGATCTCGCTTCGCTCCTGGCCGATCACGTCAGCAAGGTTGTGGACTCGCCGATCCTCATCTCCGGGGCCAGTTCCATCAAGCCCCTCGTGGCCTCGCGGGCAAGTCGTCAGCCGACCGATGAGATGGATCAGCCTCACCAGAAGCGGTATGAACTAAACGTCCTGACGGGAGCCGAGGGCGCTAGGATGCAGACGTTGGAGTTGACCATCGGCGAGGCTCTCAACTACTTCGAGAAGCTGCTAGACGAGGTTGAGAAGGATCATCCGGTCCTTTCGATGTACCGCGACATGCGGAGGATGACTCAGACGACCGGCCCCGCCGCGGACGCCCTGATTGGCGACGTGAAGAACATCTATGCTGAGAAGGCTGGCGCGGCGGACGTGCAGACAAAGAAGCTCTTTCAGATGGCGATTGCCATCGCTGGTTTTCGCGCATCGCGGGGCGACTGGGGATCGCGGAGCTTGCTCGACTACAAGAGAAAGAAGTTCCTGCAGTTCGACCTGGATAGTTACGAGGCCGGCAAGCTCGACTTCGACATCGACATGCGTCCGCCGGTGCCACTGGGGCGTGGCGAGTTCTACAAGATCCTGAACGAGCAGGGCCTTTCGATCCAGTCACTCCTGGCGGCAGGGATCCCGCTTGCGACTATCCTGAAGGATCAGGGGTGGGATGAGGCTCGTTTTAAGGAAGTTGAAGCTGACTTTGACAGTCCTATCGAGAAGAGGCTGGCTGCGATGAACCAGCTGAAGCAAACCGCGGATACAGGA